CATCACCAAGGATCAATTTGGAGGTCACAATGCCAGTCAAGGTTTCATTCATGCAGCCGGGCTTTGTCGGCTCGGTTTCCATGCTCGGCTTTGGCCGATGCCGGATTTCTGAAACCATTACGGTTCCGGGGACCACTGTAGCGGCGGCTCTTGCGGGCGAAATCGTTTTGGTGTGCAGTACCGAAGCAGTCGCCGTTGTCGCGGCGCACGGGATCACCCCGGACGCGGCGGCAACTGCTCAGACTGCACTGACAACGGCGGGTTATGCGCTGGAGCCTCTCGCAACCATGCCGATACCTATGTTTGTCGGGGATAAGGTAAACTTCAAGGCGTTTGTCTGATGCCATTGGACACCACCATCGGCGGGGCGAATGCGGACAGCTATGCCAGCCTCGCCTATGCCTTGGCCTATCACGCGGACAAGGGGAACGCGGCGTGGGCCTTGGCGACTGATGGCAACCGGGAAACAGCCATGCGTCGCGCCACGACATGGCTTGACGGCACCTATCGCGGCAACTGGACCGGATACCGGGTCAATGGTCGGTTGCAGGCTCTGGACTGGCCCCGGTCTGACGTTGCCGACATCGGCGGCTATGCGGTGGACTATCTGACAATTCCGCCGGAGGTCTTGCGCGCAACCTGTGAAGCGGCTTTGCGCGAACTGGCATTGCCGGGCGGGCTTTCGCCGGACGTGACGGATGCAGGAATTGTAAAGTCGGAAAGTGTCGGGCCTATTTCGGTGACGTATCGCGGTGGCGGTGGAGTTGGCGCGTCCCGGCCCATTGTGACCGTGATTGACGACATCCTGTCCGGGCTTCTCAGCATCCGGCGGGGCACGGCAACTCTGGTGCGGGCGTGACCGCGTTTTATGACCGCATGGGGGCGACGGCCACAAGGCTGATCGGGCGCTTTGGCTTCGCCGTCACGCTGGAAAAGCCCGGCGTTCCAACCGGCCCGGAATGGGCACCTGTGGCAGGCCCGCCGACCACGTATCCGCTGGTTGCGATTGACCAGAACATCCAGCAGCGCGACGGGGCCGGGACGTTGATCGGTGCATCGACGCGGGTGCTGATGGTTGAGGCGGCTGGGGTTGTCCCGGCAAAGGCGGATCGGGTGCAGGTGCGCGGCGTCTGGCATGAGATTGTTGACGTGATGCCCGAGGCGACAGGCGGGGTGGACCTGTATTATTCGCTGACGTTGGGGACGTGACGCAACTACATTGCGCGGCCTGGTACATGCGGGCCGGTAACTTGCGAGTGGCAGTGGCCATTCTTCGCGCGCATCCGGCGGTGTTCGCAATGTGCCTGCCGCAGCTTAGGGCGGCTTGGCTAGTGGGTGCCGTGATGGCCGGGGGCAGGTAATGGCAATCTCGCCCCGTGCTGCCCAGCAAGCCCAGATCAGGGCGCTACTGGCAAAGCAAGAGCCTGCCATCCGCGCGGCGTTTGCCGAGGCTATCCGCCGGGCGCACGGATCGCTGGACTATGCCGCGTTGATCGACGCCATCCGGTTCGGCGACTTCAACCGCGTGGCCGCCCTGTTGCGGATTGACGCGGCTGCGATGTTTCCGCTTGAGGAGGCACTGCGCGGCGCGGTCATTGCGGGCGGGCTGTCAGTCGTGGCCCCGCGCGCGATTGCCGGGGCGTTTAGCTTCAACGGGCGCCACCCACGGGCAGAGCAGATCATCGCGGAAATGGGCGCGCGCCTGGTGACGGAGATAGGATCGCCGGGCGTTGAGCCGATCCGGGCTTTGCTCTTGGCCGGGCAGCAACAGGGCATCGGCGCAGAACGCATAGCGCGGCAACTGGCGGGCACGATCAACCGGGCGACGGGAATACGCGAGGGCGGCATCATGGGGCTGGACGGCCCGCGTGCGGCCCGCTCGCAGGCGGTGCGGGACATCCTGTCAGACCCGGCCCGGATCGGGGAATATTTCAAGGGCGGATCGGCGCGCTACACCAGCACCGACAGGCGGTTTGACGCGAGCGTGAGGCGCGCGATAGACGAGGGCCGGGCGCTACCTGCGGCAGACGTGGAGCGGATAGCGCGGGCGCACGATGCCAGGCTGTTGAAAGCGCGCGGCGACACCATCGCACAAAATGAAGCGTTCACGGCACAGGCACAGGGACGGCGCGAGGCATACGCCCAAATGCGGGATCAACCGGATGTGGAGTTGATCACCAAGCGATGGCAGCACGCCAGCCTGAAAGACCCGCGCCCCGATCATCAACGCATGGACGGGACGGTTGTCGGCTTTGACGAGGCTTTCGTCATGGATGACGGGACGCATATGCAATACCCGCACGATCCGGCTGGCGGGGCGGCGCATTCCATCGGGTGCCGATGCACCGTGATTTACGAGCCGAAGTTTCGGAAGGATGTAGCCGAGATAACCCCGGCGGCTGGATATAGTCCAGCTCCTAACATACCTGCGCCAACACATATATTGCCTACGCCCCCAGCGGCTTCGCAGATTTTAACTTCAATTGATGACTATACTATAGTTGGCCGCGAAGGAGACTTTACGTACGCTGAAAATAAGATACCACAGTATCGACCTCGCACAATAGAAAGCGTGCAGCAGGCGTATAATCACGACCTTAGTGTATTAGATGAAATCCGCGAATTCTCGATAGGGAGTGACGTTAAATTCGGAGAGCAAGCATTTTCGCTCGACAGTATATACACGGCGCAATCGACAGTGCGTCTAGAAAACTTACGTCCAATCCTAGAGAACTTTGACCGCAGCATAATAGATGCTCAAAGGCCAAGACTTTTTATTCTTCCTGATGGAACACGCATCTTAAAAGATGGCAACCATAGGGTGAACGCAGCAATGGCAAACGGGGTTACCGAGATGATCTTCGACACCATTGAGTTTACTGCTCGCGCAGGTAGGATGAGCGGCTACGATGCGGAATGACAAACGGTTGCCGATGCACCGTGATTTACGAGCCGAAGTTTCGGAAGGGCTGACAAATGAAATCGTTTGAAGCCCAGGTCCGAGATATTGCCAAAATGACCGAGGCCAACCTGAACTACGTCATGAAGCATTCAATCACTGACGTTCTGGTCGGGGCACAAACGACGCAGATCGGGATCGGGCAAGGGGCTACCAGTTTCGAGGTTGGCAAGATCCCCGTGGATAAGGCTGTACTGGCTAACAGCCTGACAGTAGACGGGGCTAAGGGACCGGCAAGCTATGTCACTGCAATCTTGGGGATGCAGATCGGCGACTACAAGCGGTTTGCCTGGACTGCCGATTATGCCATGCACGTCGAAGTCGGGACAGACAAAATGGCCGGGCGGCACTTTGTCGGCACCAATGCTGCGGAGTTCAGCAAGTTTGTGGCCAAGCGCGTTGCCGAGGTCAGGTCATGAACGACGCCGACATCGAAAACGCCATCAAGGCCCGGTTTGCAGGCGGTGCGCTTGTCTGGCCTATCGCATGGCCTAACCAGAATGCGCCGGGCACAGTTCCATTCATTGCGCTGGACATTGTGCCGACAGGCCGGACTGACGACACGCTTGATGGTTCGGTGCCGATTGCGGAGGGCTTTGTCATGGCCCGCGCCGTCATCGGGGAAGGCACCAGCACGTCAGAGGCAAATCGCAAGGCCCACGAAATCACAACCCTATTCCCGCGCGGCCTGCGTATTGCCGTTGCCGGTGGCGGAGAAATCCGCGTCATTAGGCACCCTGAACCGCTGCCAGGTTTCAACTCGGATCAAAAGTGGATAAAGCCGGTGCGGATAACCTTCACCGTTTCCTGAAACTGCCCCGCCTTGCGGGCTGACCAAAGACGGTCGAACAGCGGGCATCCTGAAAACACAAAGCGCACACCCTGGAGGGCCGCTTTGAATTGCCACGAAAGGGCAGCACAATGAGCACTTCAGATATCGGCACGACGCTGGCAATCGCAACCGGCCTGCCCGCGACATTTACCGAGGCGGGTTATGAGGCAATGTCCTGGGTTGTCGTTGGTGGACTGCAAACGGCGGGCCAACTCGGCGGCGACGACGCAACCATTACGGTCAGCGATCTTGGAACGGGGCGGGCGCGGACACTGAAGGGCGAAACTACCGGGGGCGTTGTACCATTTTCCACGCGCGAGATTCCCGGCGATGCGGGGCAGGTTGCTATCGCTGCTGCTGGCCTGTCGCGGGCTGAGTTCAGCTTCCGTATCGGCGAACCGCTGACGGTCGAGCGGTATATCTCGGGGCCGGTTATGAACTACAAACGCAACGAGTTTTCCGTTACAAGCTACGCCGGTCACACCTTTGCCTGCTCTGACAATTACGGCGTGACTTCGGGCACCTGATCCGACCCGGAATAGGGCGGCTAGGGCTGCGGCGGAGTGGTTCCCCGTCGCGGCCTGCAATGAACCAGAACCGCAGGATCA